ATAACAAACGGAGTCAACTTACCTTGCTTGATAAGAAAATTTACAAGTCTATTATAAGTAAATCCTTGTGCCTTCTGACATCCTCCTGCTATCTCATTAAGTCTATTCTTCATTGCTTTTACATTTACTGTATTCCAATTTGAAGTTGACTTACAATACTCAAAGTTAAAATAATATATCATAGTTACAATATCAAATGACTCTTCAAGATTACAATTAGCCATCATCTCTAATGCAACGCTTCTATCTTCTATATTATCACTTTTTATCTGTGTACTAAGGTTAACATAGTCTTCTTCTCCAAGAGTTACTAAACTTTCATCAATCTTCTTACTAATCTCTGTATCTAATACTATATTAGCTGTAGTCTTAGTAAGCTGATTAAATAGTTTAATCTTAGCTGGATCTGCTATGATACCACATCTCTGATGTAATGCAGTCTTTTTAGTTTCTGATATAATATCATTTACATCTTTGACATGATTAGCCTTCTGACCATGAAATGTGTTATTATATACATATGGTATATCAATTGCAAACATATCACTATTGTGAGTATCTTCTAACATCTTACGTATGCTTGGCATAAGATCTTCATGTAACAAATCCTTCTCTCTCATTTTAATAAACATCTCATAGACTCTTCTCTTTGAGAATGCAGGATTCCAGTTGTACTTAACAAGACTCTCAATAAACTTTGTTGATACTACATGAATATCAGCAGTAACAGGATTTCTTGATACCTTAACATCATATGAACCTTTTAATAAGTCCACCTTCTGTCTAGGTAATGACAACTTTGGGTATCTATATATAGTTTTGCCTTGTATATCTAGCTTTTCACCGGATATTGAAAGACCTAACATCTTAGCATCTTCTGTTGTAAGATGCCAGTTGCTAGTGTTATATAAAAATATACCTTCTTTATCTAAATTAAATGACTTTGCATTAAGTTGATTTGAAGTATATGATTCTTTGCTATTTACGCTTAAACTTATTTTATAATAATTATACATTTTTTAAATATTTTTGGTATTCTTTCTTTACAGAGACTTTAAATACATACAAGTCTCTATTGTGTATTGTTATCTCACTTCTTACTCTTGGTTCTAAATATCTAAATGCTTTAGAATCCAATAGTCCTTCCTCCTCTAGATATAATATCATAGCCTCTGCATTGAAATCAGATATCTTACTAAAGTTTGACTGACTCAACCAGTACTGAATATCTTTATCTCTATTATAAGCATGAGTTATTCTATAACATTCTTGAGTCAAAACCCAGAACAGATGCAGATTTTTGGTATAATCTATGGTAGGAATAATCTTACCTACCAAAGCTATATCCTCATTGTTATGAGAATTAACTTGAGCAATTATATCACTTAATAATTCTTCATCTAATATACATCTATTTGCTGAACTATGCAATACTGTACTAACGTCTACAACATCTAATGCACCTGTATCTATAAGATGAGCTAGGTTAACTGCAAGACCTGTAATCATCCAATTATCATACAAAGCTTCATCAGTCTCTAAATCATAATATCTAATCTTTTTAGTTATCTTTTCATCTATAATAACTGGACCATCATAGTTCTTGATTAAAGCATTTACCATTGATGGTGTACCATTTAGAGAACCTTCTATAGTAGTCTCATAGTTCCACAGCTTATTCATCATAGATGTAGTTGGAATATTCTCACCATTTTGTAATTGTCTTCCAGAGAATCTTCCATGTGTAACTATAAGATCTGCTAGCTCATAATCATTAGTAACTGTAATCTTATGCTCTCTCAATGCAGCTTTAATTCTGTCAAGTGATACCTCACTGTTAGGCAGTACAAAAGCTTTCTTATACATCTGTAATGTTTGATCAGTAACTGTATCTTTGTACAATATAGAATGTATATTTTCATATGTAGTTACATCTTGTGTAACTAGTACTTCTTCTACATCATGGTTGACGATGACTCCGTATTTAGAGTCACCATCAAGCCCAAAATGTTTTAAAGCATCAGTATTAAATTGTTGATATACTGTCTTCTTTGCCATTTTATTTCATAGTCATTTTGACAATCTCAGGGATCATCATTAGTTTATTAAATTTACTCTTATTACCATTAAAGATGGTTCTAACAATAAGATACTGCAGGTCATTAGTAAAATAATCTAATGTACATAGAGCCTTAAGTCTATCAGTAAGTTTCTGATTAATAGTATTCTCTTTAGAATATACTACAGAATAGTTACCAAGTCTTGTAGCTAATGTAGATGCAATATCTGCACGGTATGTATCATCTTTACCAATACAAGATCTAAGTTCACCAAGGATATATTGCTCATTGTCATGTGTCAATAGATCTTTAGGGGTTACAAGCTTGTCCAGTTTGTTATTGATAAATGTAGTAAACATAGATGCAAACGCATCACCTACACTACCTTCACCAATCATTTGGATCATAGATAGATTATCTTCAAAACTATCAAAGCTTGATATAGCATTAAAGAATGTTGTAATAGATCTTGCATTTGTTTCTTGAGTTACTAGCTCTGGGTGAAGCAACAGGAAGTTAATACATCTGGTATCAATCCCTGCTTCTTCTGCCCATTGTGCCCATACATTAACATCAAACTTTAGATTAGCAGTTACATATCTAGTCTTCTGTGCTGAGTCAACACTGTTAACCATATAGTCTCCGTTATCTGGATTTGCAGTCAAAATTATGTGCCAGTCTTTTGGTAGTGTCCATGAGATGTAGCTCTGACGGTCAACCAATTCCATAACTGCCTGAATAAATCTTACATCAGCACGGTTCCAGTCATCTAGTAATAAGATGCCACCTTCTTTCTTATCAGCAATCCATTCTGGTGCACAATAAGACATTCTATTCTTACCAGTCATTTTGTATCCATTCTTTAGATACTCTTGTACTGCTAGCTCATCAACCCACATACCTACTTTCTTAGTTGTAGTTGTAGCATTTAAGTTAGCAAGGCTTGTTCCAGCAGCTCTTTGTGTAGCTGTAACCATAGCTAAGTTATTTGCTGGCTTAGTTATAGTCTTCTCTTTGTACATCTGGAATTGACGCACTGGGAAACCAACAAGGTCACCCAGCTCCTCAATCTGTGCTAGGTTAAGTTTCACAAAGTTTAGTTTATTTTCTTTTGCTAGTTCTAATATACTTGAAGTTTTACCAATACCTGATTCACCTACAACCTCAACAGATACAGAGTTCTTACCGTCCTTCTGTAAAAATCTGTTGTTAGTAATAATGTGATTAATAAATCCTTTAAGTTCTGTTACATTTAAATTTACTTGTGCCATTTTCTTTTATTAATTAAGTTGAATTTTCTTTCCTGGTAACTCTTCATTTATACTACAGTTTGAACTGTGTACCCATAACGTATTGTTTGGACAGTCATCTGGAGCATAAGCCTCACCATCTGTTAAATATATTAGAGCAGTATATCTACTCTTTCTTTCATTATAATGATCAATTACTGGTTGGAAGCTAGTCCCACCACGACCATGTATTTCCCAATCTCTGTTTGGATTAAACTCCTTGACGGTATGTAGTTTAGTATCACACTGAGCTACTGTAATCTTATGACCTGTCTTATGCATATGCACAAGCTCACCAAAGAATTCTTTTAGCTCATCATTATTTACTGATCCACTTGTGTCAACACCAACAAGAATATGATTCTTGAATTTAATCTTAAGACCTGGATTAGCTGAGTATCTTTTATTATACTTACGTCTCAGCTTTTTAGTATATACTATACTAGAGTTGCCTACAAATCTTTTTAGATATCCTTTCCAGTCAAACTTTGGTGGTTCAACATGTAAAATTCTATCTATAATATTCTTAAGCTCCCCCGGTATATTACCACACTTCTTTATGGTTTGTTGTGCTGCCTCTTTTAGCTGATGTTCTATTTGTTTTTGCAATAGTTTCTTATCAGCCTCTGACATATCATTAAAGTCATCCCATGTAGTATGACAATATGGTGTATCTCCTTGCATCTGACTCATCAAAGAATCTAATGTTGGAGACGTTCCATCCTGTTGTGCTTCCAACAGTTTCTCATAGTAATAATTAGTACCCTTCTTCTTCTCTAAGTCCAATTCAGGAAAACTAGTGAGCAATAAACCACCCTCTGGTAATCTATCTTCTCTTATATATTGATTGATCTCTAAGTCTGCAGCAATATTAAATAGTTTCTTGTCTGCATATCTGGATCTAAGAACTAAATGCCCAAATGCTATATGTAATAGCTCATGCTTTATTAGACCTAACCTATGATCAGGTGATAAGTCTGTAAAGAACTCAGGGTTTATAGTTAATTGTACTCCAATATTATTCTTACTTACACCCGCTGTAGGTATAAGTATGCTATATTTCTTATTGATACCAATCAAAAAGAGCCCATACAAGGGCTCAGAAAATATTAAAGTCTTGGTTGTCTTAGCAACACTATCTTGAATATTAATCATCTGTTATTTTATTAAGTATTTCATTATATATTTCATCCATTTTATTTATATCTATATAAGTATATATGTTCTTGGTATCCATATCAGTCATTCCTAGCTGAAATGTATACTGAACTGCAATAGAAAAGTCAACTCTCTCTTTGAACATCAAAGCTTTACACATCAACCTATCTAATATATCTTTATCTTGATACTGTTCTTGATATATAGCTAGTGCTATAGCTGCATCTTCTTTGCTTCCACTGAACATATCTCTCAGAGTAAAAAACTCATCTATTGTTATTATCTTTCTAGATTTCTTCTTCATCTAATATTAATTCTATCCATACACCGGGGTTCTCTTTGTCATAAGAATACTGTTTGAAGTCTGGTATAATAAACTCTGCGTTATCATCTTCTATCCATCCATGCTTAACCATATCATCCTGTACTGTTTGTGCAGGGTTAATATAATCAAACTTATGTCTAGTCCCTCTGATAAACTCAAAACTTATTCTAACTGGTGAAGTAAGCTTATCAACTTCTTTTCTGAAGTCTTCAGCATACTTAGCATAATACTCTTTACTAGCCTTTCTATAATTCATTACAGCTTTGCTAGCAATAAAATACTTACCAGTCCATCTTCTACCATTCTTACTACTAGGTACATTGCCGGGTATAAACCATCTATGTTTTATCATAATTATTTATTTAGTATTTCTTTGAGTAAAGGTCTCAGATTCTGATGAACTTGGTTTACACCTATCTTCTTAACAGCATCTGATATATCTTTACAAATAGGTAATACAAGACCATCTATCCTATACATAGATCTATATCTATCTATAGCTTTCTTACCGGCCTCATCATTATCTAGAAGAGTTATAACTTTTTTGTATTTCTTTTTAAAGTATTCTATTATATGTGGTTTAATCATAGTATTCTCACTATCAGGAGCAATAGTCTCTACATTATAACCAATACTAGCAAGACACATTGCATCTTTAAGAGAAGCACATATCACTAGATACGGCTGATTATATTGTAACTGATCATATCCCTGCAGATAGCTTTTAACTTTATGAAACTTATGTTTACTATATGGCTGGTATATTTTATATACATTACCATCCTTATCATAATAACCATACATATACTTACCTTCTATCTTAAGACTCTTAACCTTATAGTTCTCTTCTTTTACTAAGTTATAATACTCAATTGGCTTAACGTTATACTTATCAAGTATACTCTTACCAATATTGAACTGCAACCAGAATGAAGCATCCGCTTCTGTCCACTCAGTATCTTTTATGAACTGAACTTCCCACTTTGGTTGAGGTGTTAGCTGTTGGGATTTGAATCCTCCAGCTTTGACATGTGCATTATAATCATTAGTAATCTTTTGAGATGCCATAGGAAAGTCTATGTTAAACATCATCTTTACAAGATCTACCTTGTTACCACTCTTACCTGTTGAGAAATCTTTAAACTTATATTGCATTGCTGCTTTATCAACATAAATACAAAAGCTTGGCGTTCTCTCATTAGGATTGAAGATGGATTTAATCTTGATGTCTTGGCCCACAAGAGCCTCTGATAAATTTAAGTAATACTGAAATACCCAATAGCTTGGTACGTCTGATGGGTGTAGAACTAAATTCTTAGTACTAAACATTATCTAGCGTTTTCTACTTCCCACATCCATTCATAATCTGGTTCCATATAATTATTATTGTGTAAATCAAAGGGTGGTAAGTCAACCACGAAAACCACCCTTATCATTACTGATTCAAACTACAAATCAAAGTCATCACCGTTAGCTGCAGCAGGCTCAAAGCTAGTAGTAGTAGCATTCTCCTTCTTAACTAATGGTCTGAAATGTTGATTATTACTCTTATCAAAAGTAAGTATGTTAGAATTCTCTGTGTCAACAGCTTCTAACGGCACACCTTCTCTTGTTCTCTTAGGTAAGAATAAGTCATTGTTTACATAACCTTCCTTGTTTTCCCATTCACGTGCACCTAGACAAGCATTAATGTAACCAGTGTTTGAGCATACCTTTGCAGCTTTAATCATAAAGTCTTCAATAGTAGCAGCCTCAATAGCATCTAGTTCATTTCTCTTACCAACAACTTCAGCAAGAAATACCATAGCTTTTAATACTTCATTGTCTCTTTTGATCTCATTACCGTTTGCTAGAACAGTATCTTTATATGGATATGGTGAGAATCTAACTCTACCAACCTGGCCTTCATAACGTTCTCCATTAGGATTATTCATGTCTTTTAGGAAACCTTGAAACTCTCCTTCAACTGGTTCTGTTTCTACATGTAGCATAATATTATATGCATCAGAGTCATAAGGTGTTTGATCAAAAGTAATAGAATTAATTTTAATCTTTTGATTACCTGGACCGGCAACTGGTTTAATACTGCCTGATCCTACAGACAAATCTTTAGTACTTAACATAATTTTTCTTTTTAATTAATTAATTATTCTTCATATTTCTGTATGCATTCTTTTACATACGCTAGGTCATTAGGGATAAACAAATCCTCAAACATACCCATAGGTGATTTACATGTGTTCTCTCCATTGTTTTGAGTTTCAAAACCATATACAAGTTCACCATCATCATTTTTATTTACTTTACCAAATAACACTATAGAAAAGAGACCTTCCAAAGTTAATGTATTGTCAATCATTTTCCCAATAGTTTTGGCTTTTACTTTTCTGTTACCATTTATATCTGTTGAATCCTCTGAGTGAGTCAAAAATATAACAGTTAGATCATCTCTCATATCTTTAGGCATCTTAGCTACCTGTGCTAAGTTGGCTGCAATCTGAGTAAATTTATCATAACCTTTTTCATTTGCTCTTTCAAAGTATTCAAATGAACTCATATACTGCCAGTCATCTACAACTAATGTTTTGATGTGTGGCATTTTATCATTCACATGATTCATTGCTTTAATTATACCAGCAGCTGATGCAGCTGATGTAATGTTACCTTTAGGGTTATCTTTACTTATCTGAGTATACTTACTCTTGTAACCTTTGAAGGGTAATGGTTTGTTAGCAATATTTATAATGAAAGTCTCTTTTGGATCTAATGTTCTGATTGAGGTAGACTTCCCTGTACCTGAATCAGCAATAACTAAAATACTCTGTGCCATTTACTTAATTGATTTAATTACATTTATTAATTTATTTAGTGTATCATTGATATCATGTAGTGCTCCTACTACTGGATCTTCTATAACCTCTTTCTTATCTGGATCAGGTAAGTTTGGGTTAGCAAAATCAACAATAGGATTACCTCTACTAGTAACATCATTTATTACTTTGAGCTCACTCACAGGGATTATATGTCTTACAAACCCTGAGCTTGAAGTAATTAGTTCATACTCTTCTTTCCAATGTGGATTATATTTATGAAGGTATAAGGTTCTCTTTGGATCTTCAGAGTCATAGTCTATACTAACAAACTCTGTATATATGTCTTGTTCTTTTTCTAGTTCACTAGGAAAGAAACTAACATGTAGATCATCCTTACCTGTAGGCCTGTAAGCCATCTTAGGTATGTATAGTGCATTTATCTTACCCTCTGTCTGAAAGTAATCTTCATGCTCTTCTCTTAGCTTTGAAACTTTTTGTTTCCTTTCCGCTGGTGTCAGTCCCATTGATTTATTATTTATATTTTTAGTATTTAAACTCATCTACGTTCTTGTTGTGCTGGCGTTGCCATCTCTTCTATTTGCATCTGCTCAAACTTTGCTTTAAAGAATGACATTCTTGCATCACCATTCCTGGCTTTTAAGAAGTGCAACACTAATGTTCTATCATTTTCTATTACATATCTATCTGGACCATAATATCTAATCTTCTGCTTGGCTGGCCTGTTGATACCTATTAAAGTATCAGCATGTTGCAGCATAGCATCTGAACCAAAGATATCTGATTCAAGAATATAGTTACCATACTTGCCATCTACAGCTCTATCTGGATTATCTATGTTACGGTTTAGCTGTGATAAACAAATAAACAAACACGGATAGTCCCTCTTACACTGTGTAAAGAACTCACCTAACTCAAATAACATATCTAATGTGCTATTCTGATAGGGTGCTCTTTTAACAAGCATACTATGATCTAGTGTAATCATAGTTGGTATACCTTTATGTTCTGTCATATATTGATCTATCTGATCACGCATTTGATTTACTGTCATAGGTGTAGATACAATATCTACTGGATATTTAACTCTTTCTTTTGCATACTGATGACACTTGTTCAATGTATCTGTACTAAGTATACTACCTGCACTACATAACTCTTTGTATGTCTTACCGGTTATAGAACTAAACTCTCTAATAGCTGAGGTTCTTCCTACCATCTCAAACTGAAACTCCAATACTCTGAAGTTATCATTTGGATTTAATAGAAATGATTCTCTTATGATTTGGTCTTTAATTAGTGTCTTACCTGAACCAGGTCTACCACCAATTACAGTTAATGTATTCCACTCTAATCCATCAGTAGTAGCATCATTAAATTTAGGCCATGGTGTATATATAGATTTCTCCTCACCAGTTGATCTGGCATACATATATTTAAGTGCTTCATTGAATGCAGCATACTGCCCCACCCATGATGGTTTCTTTTTCATACTACGTTTTCTTTAAAGTGATCTTCTTCTGTATCAATACCATCTATTATCATATCACAATAATCCGCTAGAGTAGAATGTTTTACCCTGTGCTTATCTTGTTTACAAATAAAGTATTGACTTGTCTGCATATACATATAATCTTTGTCTCTGTATTCATTAACATACATTTTAGTTGCAGCAAATACTGTAGCCCAGTCATGCTCATATGTATTAAAGAACCATCTAAATGCTTCTCCTAATGCTTTCACATTATTTCTTGCAGGTTTACCGCTAGGTAGTTTCTTGTTTGGGAATATCTCTCTGTAATCATTTATCCATGTTACATACTTCTTACCCATAAGTTGTATATCTGTCTTCTTCTTAGCCTTAATAAAATAGTTATCAAGTCTAATACAAAATGCTTTAGCTGTAGGTGTCAATGAATATACACCATTGTTCTCATCTAAGTATCCTATTTTAACTAAGTGAAGCTTATCTTCTTCTTTGGTATTTACAGCTGGAGTGCTAACTCCATTCTTCATACCAAACATTAGAAGGACTTGGTTTGGTGTAACGTTTTTGCTTAACATTACTTGGAATAAATCCCACATAAATTATTGGTTTTTAAAGATTATAAAGATACAAAATTCTACCATACAATCCTATCTTTTCCATGCTTTTCAAGGTGATCATTTACCTTGTTAAATACATCTTTACAATCCCATTCTCCACCTCTGTATGCGGCTGATGCAGGATGACTTACTTTAAATAATGTATGGTTAGAAAAATATCTTTCCCATTCCTCTGCTTTTCTACCCATCATGACAACAGGTAGATCTTTTTTATGTTTATTGATTAAGTCAAACAAGTATTCTACATATGGTTTCCATAAGTTGTAATGTGATCCTATCTTATTAACCTCACATGTAAATGCAGTATTAATAAGTAACACACCCTGGTTAGACCAGCGTCTTAAGTCACATTCTTCTGGTGTATATATAGCTCTACCTGTCTTAGTATAGTCCCCTACGGTTTGCTTCAGTATATATTGCAAAGACTTTTCAGCTTTACCTTTGTTACTACAACTAAAAGCTATTCCGTCAGCAACTCCTAGCTGTGGGTATGGGTCTTGCCCAATAATGATAACCTTAAGATCATCATATGGACACTCAACAAACGCATTCATTACATCTTTAAACTTTGGTGTAAATCTTCTACCTGATTCTACAAGTGATACCAAGCTATTCATGATCATATCAAAGCTTAATCCATTTATAAAAGGTGATAATGCTGGTTCCCACCCTGATGGTTCTATCTTCTCAATTAATTTTTCTCTGAGATTATTTATATCTATGTCTAGTTTTTTCATATATTATTATTACATTTGTATTTAAAATCTAAAATTATGGCAGAACATAAACAAATTGTTAGTTATGACTACTCAAAGGTCATCAAAGATGTTGTAGTATCTACAGCATTTATTCCTGGTTTACAGAATGTATACTATAGATATGTGACTGAGTTCTATGAGAAGCCTGAGGATCTTGGTGCTATGCTTACTAAGTTCCACGGTATTGTTGATGGTAAAATAACCGGAGAAGATGCTGCCATGACACCAATTGAGCATGAGATATATACTATATTCTCATTAACACATTTATTTAAATCATTTGCTAAAGAACAAGGTTTAGAAATACTTACTGATCTACCTGTAGATAATGACACACTTAAAAAGTATGCTGAAGAAGCTAAGAAAGCTGGTTCACTTGAAGATTCTCTAAACATATTAGCAAATAAAATTAATACACATATACCAGATCAAGATGCCAAAGAAGAGGAAACTGAACAGTAAAAATCCTAAGTACTTACCTAAAGATGAGGTAAAAGAACCAGTAGTTAAGGAAAAGAGATTAATAAATACAATTAAGCTTAGTCCTAAAAGAGAAGCTAAAGTGTATGCAGTCTTTTTATCTTAACTGCATACCACCAAAGTCTCCTATTTCCATTGCTGCTTGAATTGCAAGATTTAATTCTTCCTTGTCACACTTAGCAAAAGATTTACAGTATTCTACATTGTTTCTCATAAAACATAGGCCTGCTCTACGTTTTACTTGAAGCTTTACTTCTTCAAACGTATGACCTATCTCATTGGCTATCTCTCTGATCATAGCATGTATTCTTGCTAGCTGTGGGTTACTACCCTTACCATCATTGACACCAATAAATATATCCAGCCTAGCACTCTCAGGCTGATCCTTTAAAAAGTTTTTAAATTTTATCTCAAATGCCTTGATTGGAAAGTGTAACTCTCCATCCTTGACACGAGCTTCTACAAATAGTTGGTCTTTCATGATGCTAGCCAACTCATTATCACAAGCAAGACTACTATCCCAAGTATACTAATCAATGCCATCATAGCATGACCCTCTACTTGTTCTTTTCTTCTTCCTTGTCTGTATTTTATATCTTCTTCTCTTTTATTTGATTCCATATGATTATAAATATTTGGATATTGTTTTCTAATATACTCCTTTCCGTTGTTTGTAAAATGTTTCATAGATCTTTTAATTCAAGTATTTCTTCCTCCAGTCTGTCTATATCTAAACTTTCTTCTATTATATCCTTAACATCTACATTGATTAGATGCCCACTTCTATCTTTAAGTGGTGCCCATATATGTTGTATATCTACAACTGGAGGTGAACCAGGATAACCACTACCATCTGGGTAATAATCTATTGATGACTCTCCTGGTGTATATATATAATCTATCTCTAAATCCACATCATCATGTGTCCATTCTATTGTCTCCATTATTTAAATCTTAAAACACCCGGTTCAACTTCATCAAACTCTTGTCCACAGTCTAGGCACTCAACTTCCGTGCCTTTCTGTACCATACTATGTAGCTTTGATCTCTCAAAACAATTTGGACATACCTTATCTACAACTACATCATAAGTTTCCTCAATGACTTCTTCAATCTTAACTCTAGCCATCTCCTGAATGTATGCATCATGATCTCCTTGATAGTCTTCTTCTATCATTTTCATGTATATTTCTTTCATTCTTCCCATAGTTATCTATTTAAAGGGTTATAATATTTAATTTTATTTTGATCAAATCCTTTCAGTGCAGACTTAACCCATGTTGCATCTTGTGTACCTTTGTAACATAGTATGTGACATATGGCACGCTCAGATGGATTTAGCCTAAGTAAACGGCCTATCCTTTGAGCAGTCTTCTTCTCATTACCATATGCATGCATAATAATACCTTGTTTTAAATTAGGTATTGTTACACCCTCTGATAATTGTAAGACACAAGATAGCTGATGTATTCTACCATCTTTAAAAAGTTCTAGATTATCTTCAGACTTTTTGTTTGTAGAGTGGTAGCTATACTTACATACTCTATCAGCTTGTTTCTGGGTATTAGCAAATATAATACACTTGTCATTCATATTACTTAGTAATGATTTAGTATATATCTCTTTGCTGTTGTATTCCATCAGTGCTCTCATTCTCATGATTCTAGCAAACTGTTGTTGCTTTGGAGTCTGTGCATCTCTGCATCTTCCTGTAACATATTCATAGTCTTTAGCCTCTGATGTCCACCAATGTCCACCGTTCTTATTCTTTTTCTTCAGTGATGGTAGCTTAGATAGCTGCAGCTCATGTATAATTATTTGATAGTCATTTAATATCTTAGAGTCAGTAGCTTTATCTACATCAAATAGATATCTCATAGGACAATACTTCTGTACCATCTTACCTTTTTCTGATTGTCTATCCCTTGGTGGTGTACCGGTTAGACCTAGTATCTTACCATTAAACTGTGATAAGAATACTTCATGACCTGATAATAATGAATGACACTCATCTAAATATACTATATCATAATCATTTGGATTACGTTTCTTAAGTGATAAATAAGTAGTAAATGTAATATGATCTTCTAATACTGTGTCATTTATTTTATCTAGTTCATCATACCAAGACTTCATAACTGATTTCTTTGGTATTACTACTAATGCTTTTATAAAGGGATTGTAATTCTTTTTTAAGTGTTCTATTGCAATACGTGTTTTACCAACACCCATTGATATCCCTAGACCACATCTTTTATGTTTCATTGCTATAGACAATGCATCTGCTTGGACTATTTCTCTATTATTCATCTGATTCTTGTTCATAAGTTCTAGGCATTGAGAAGCCCAGTTCTATTGCGTGTACTGTATTTTCTTCTATCCACATGTGACAGTTTCTGCACACAGGCAACCATGTATTTACATCTAAATAGTGTACACCTCTACCTTTCTTGTGGTGTACATCTGTAGCATGTATTGTACAGTTGTGGATCTTTGCGTGGCATATTGGATGCTCCAGTAAATACGGCCCACGTAATTTCTTGTAAGCCGTATTTGCCTTCTGCATTTTTTTAGAAAAGTTTCTAATTCCCATTTGTTGTTAATGTAAAAAAGTTTCTTGGTAACAAACCTAGTGACATAAATTTTAGTATAACATCTTCATATGTAATCCCTAAGTCCTTGAATGTCATAGTGTTATGATAGTCCTCAAGTACTTCCTCTGCTGGTATAGATACTATATAATCTATAATCTTGCTCTTAAATGTTTTACTAAGATAAGCATTTATTCTCTTGTTACAAATAGTTTGTTTCCATGCATTGATCTCTCTTTGTGCACGTTTCCAAACCTTTGTTATCCTGCGTCTTTTGTCCCAGTGTAACTTCTTAACTTCTTCAGGTTTATAAACCTTGAGTCCGTGTAGTACACGTTTAAACAAAAAATGTTGATAAGGATTTAACTTAGAATAATCTAATGAGTTTACTATAGATGGTGGATGTAATTGATACTCCTCCAATATTCCATAGTATTGATAGCGTTCTTTTCTGTGTTGTAATTTTAGTTTTGATATTTGATCTAGTGATAACATGATTAAGTGGTTTTAGTGATTGATTTAGTAAATGATTTATAGATTAGAGGGCCTGGTAGGTAATAAATTACCGTTCAACCCAGGATTCCCTCTTATCTAATTATAACGTCTGGCTTATAATTCAAACGTTTCTTCTTCAAGGACTTCTTCAGCCTCAGCTTTTACTTCATCCTCTTCATTTACTTCTTCAACCTCTTGGTTATCAACTGTATCAAACGCCTCTTCAGGTGTAGTGTTCTGTACTACTTTAGCTTGTGTAACAATACCATTAGCTTCTCTAATGTCTTGACCATTAGTATGTGCTATTAGTGTGTCCTCAGCTGTAGTATCAGCGGTAAACATTGTTTTCCTATAAATAGGTTGACCATCTACACAACATACAATACCTGTATCTCCTGCATACTTCATGTCTCTATCAGGATTTGTAGAGTTAAATGGCTCTAAGCTCTCCTTGATTACAATTTTACCGTTTAGTTTCTGGTTTGCTTTCCAGTCCATAGACTGTAAGTCTTCTACCTTACCTGGTATTAGTGCTGATAAGTTCATAGGTCTTAGCCAACCTGTGTTGCTAAATCCTACTCTTGTCTGTGTTACTCTAACAAATCCGTATTCTGAGTTGTTTTCTGATTGACGGATAACATTACCCATCTCATCTGCGTTAATGATTACTTGCATTTTTAAAAAATTTATAAATTAATAATTGATTTTATTGATGATTAAATATCATCTGAATGGAAATACGGGTCATCAAGTTTTTCAAAAGCATTAATCTCATCCAAAGCTGGCTCAAATTCTTCTATGAATTCTATTGCAATCTCTGGTGGTTGTGTTCTATTAATGCTACTGTTATAAAACGGATTACCCACATCTTTAGTATATGCTGAACTCAGACCATTAAGGTCATTATACTCATCATCTGTCAATGCTAAGTACTGCTCTAGTGAGCATTCTATTATTCTGCCGTTGGGTAATTGTATAATCATCTGTTAGAATGTGTCTAACAAAGCTATAAAAACTAAACCGTTCTGGCTGAATAATAATTAGATTTATTAATCTGAATTCAAAAATAAATAGCAGTATAATAGCTAACGTTTAAATTATGATTAGCTTTCTACCTACTCTTTTAATATAATTATGTGCTTTTAACTCTCTAATATATCTACTAACTGTATCAGGAGTGACATTTAGAGTGTCTGCTAACGTTGATAGTGAAGGAAAACATTCCCTATCTTTGTCAGCATAACAGGACAATAAACTATATAGTCCTTTTGCTTGTATAGTAAGGCTTGGATCAGTCATTACTTGATGCATAACTATCCCAAACCTTTTGTTATTATTTTTGTACATGATCTTTAAGTATCCTAAGCAGTGACATATTATCATCAGCCTCTGCTGCTAGGTCAAGATTCCTTAGTGAGTACTTATCATTCATATAAGCACCAAACCTGCCTTTTATATCAGGGTTCTTGTTTATATTCTGATACTCACTAACTATTAGTTCCCTTGATAACTTAGGCATCTAACTCATGTACTATATCAAAATACTTGATGTCTTCTTCACGTACTTTGATTAAATCTACAGGTGCAAAGTCATGTTCTACACCTTTGTATTGTTTTTCTTCATCATGATACATCAGTTCTACTGTGATCCGTTGATAAAATGGGTCATAGGTTTCTTTATTGTATGATGCATCCTTGATTACCTTACCAAATACATATCCATCTCCTGGATTTAGATTCATATCAGTAAGTATATCCCACTCAAAACCATCTTTGTCTCCTTTATGCCAGCCTGGTGGCTTAACTTTGACATAGTCTCCTGGGAATACTGGTTCATACTTCTTACCTACACAAGCAAGATGTAATATTAATTCTTTGCTATGATCTGGTAGTTTTCCAAGTATGATTTCTTTTATATGTTCACTGTTGTGCTCACATTGTATGTTAAACACATTAGTGATAAGCTTATTGAGAACTTCTTCTGCAATATTTAATTTATTATTCATGTTAATTATTATTAAGAGATAGAGGACACCAGTAGATAAACAAAACAATTTATGAAAGATGTTAATTCTAAAAAAAGAAATCTACTGGTGTCTTATCAGGGTTACCACTCTAACCACAATCAATCTTCAAGGCCTAACTACAATAGTATTTATATAAATATAATTACTGGTGTTGTTAGTCTATTAATGGTAATAGTTATTTAAATAGGTTTTTGATTCTGTCCCATAAAGATTCTTTAGGAACAATACCAAATTGAAAGAATGTTAATTCAAGCATCTCCATCTCTTTCTTGATGTATTTTAATGCTTCATCAGTGAACTCTAGTTCTCCTGTATATCTGTTGAATTGAAGAGCATCATCTCCGAAATAGAGATGAGCTCTCTCTTCTGCTAAATAATGTAATAATGTTTCTAGTCTATCTGGATCCATTAGCATCTGGTATACTTTTGTTTCTTAGCGTTCCAGCATTTCATTTTAGACTGTTTCATTTTGGATGTCTTGCACGATCTAGATGATCCACAAGACTGGATTACGGGTCCTGCTATAAATAGAAAGACCATAAGGATTATTATTCTTCTCATGATATTAAGTGTTATAAGATGTAGTATACGATAAGTATCCTATCTCTTGATTATGTTTGATTACTTTAAGTGTGTGTTCTGCTCCTTGTCTGGTGCTGTGGTAACGTGATTGTCTGTCATAAGGCATACCATTTTGAGTACGACCTATGTAATAACCAGCTGCTGACCTTAGCACCTTTAATGGTGAAATGTTCATTTGATTATTTATTAAGTGATTGTGCAATATTGCGGGTACTATGTCTATTATCCTATAGAGGAAGAGACAAGCCAACCTATAACCTGTGGCCTTATTGGTATTGTTGAGACATTACCACTAGTTATAGTAGTGTTAGCTATATTTATATTATTAGTTCTGAGAACTTTTTATGTGTGTGCATAAGTGGTAAATAGTGGGTATATGGACCTAACTCTCACAATGTGACACACATTAATAAGTTTTTTTCTTTTTTTATTACTTATTGCACACAAATAATAGATTGGGAGCAAAATGTAGGAAAGAAAGAGAGAAAACTGTAGGATGTGTGTAAGTATTGCTGCAGTAACGTGTAAGTATGGCCAGAGTGCAAGCAAGAGCTGACCTAAGCCAGCTACTCACTCTTCAGCTCTACGCTTTACAGTAGAACAGGTTCTCCATTACTTCACCGTCACTCCTTACAAAGTTAGTGTCACCTACAATTAGTTCAGGTATCTCATCACCTTGTTTGAATTCTTTCTCAAACGTATTCCAAAATGGATTGTCTGCATTCATTGGTAATCCTTCATCTGTTTTGGGGCTATAGATTCCGTAGCGTGCATTACTATTATTTCCAATGTTGACTACTTGAGAACCTAACTTTATTTTAGAAGTTCCTGCAGGTTTGTCTGAAACAATAATTGTTTTGTACTGTGTGCCGTCTGCACGTGTACCTTTGTTGATTTTGTGTAAATAAGCCATTGTTATAATTTTTAAATGGTTTTGTGGATTATTACGGGGGGTTCCCCAACCACAAACAAAAGCTGGGGAGCAAATCTGTAGGAGGTTATTAGCACGCTAAATACACAATTTTTTGGGGGGCTGGGAAATTTTTTTAATCAGGTGGGGGGAAGGTTGGGCTGAATTTATTTTTTTGGAACTTCAAATTTTAGTATATTGTTTGTATAGATGGATTGTAATTAACTAAAAAATTAAAGATGTCAAACTGGGAAAATGAGCCAGAACATGATTCTGGACTAAGTGAAATAGAACAAATGCAACTAGATGCAATCATACTTGAGACTGCATATAATAATTCTTATTTGGTTTTAACTAATCAAATTACCTTTGAGGATCTTCTCTCTAAGAAGTTTGACACCGGGCATGAAGCAGTCATGGCTTATGATCCAGAAGAAGGCCCTACACAAGAGCAGTTAGAGAATATGATTTATCATTACATAGATCTTGAGGAGTATGAGAGATGTGCTAAGTTGCAAAAATTAATGGATGAAGCGTATCCGCAAATAAGAGAATAATGGCACTAAAGAAATCAAGTAAAAAGAAAAGTACCGTAAATAGTTCAGGTAACTATACTAAACCGGGAATGCGTAAAAGATTGTTTAATCAAATCAAAGCTGGAAGCAAAGGTGGTAGACCGGGACAATGGTCAGCACGTAAAGCTCAGATGTTAGCTAAAAAGTATAAAGCTGCTGGTGGAGGTTATAAAGGTAAAAAGAAATGAAAGTAAAAGCACCAAAAGGATATCATTGGATGAAGGATGGCAAAAAGGCTCCTAAATTAATGAAACATAAAGGTAAGTTTGTTCCTCACAAAGGAGCTAGTTTATCACACAATTTTGCAATACAAAAAGTACATAAGAAATAATGCGTAAAAAGATTATAATATTTTTTGTATGTTTGTTATTAAGTTCTTGTGGCGTATCTAAGCCGTCATGGGAAAAAGATAAATGCTGTAAAGAAGCAAGGGTCACTCAAACTGATCATGCTTTTATGGGTGTACTATTTTCAGCATTAGTATTATTTAGTTTACACACTTTTACAACAAGATAATGGCTAAAACAAAACAACAAAAAAGTCTAGATAGATGGACTAAGCAGAAGTGGAGAACTCCTTCAGGCAAGAAGAGTTCTGAGACAGGTGAAGTATATGCTCCTGCTAAAACTATATCTAAGTTAAAAGGTACTAAGAAAGGTAGAAAGAAGCTAGCTGCAGCGAATGCAAAGAAGAGAGCAGCAACAAGAAAAGGTAAACAGCATGCTAGTCATGGCTTACATAAAGGTAAGAACAGAACTGGGGCTAAGAAAAAGAAATAAGATGACAAAAAGAGAAAAAGCAAGGAAGTGGTTTGCCCACAGAGGTATAAATCCAGATAACACATTTACTAATCCAGAAGATAGACAATTCTACAAGTTAGACTTTCCACCAATTCCAGTGGAATATGAGAATGCTCCTTCATTACAATGTCAAATAGATATTATTTCATTTTTATTTTACTCTCATGTAACTGTAATGTTTAATGATCCTTCAGGACAAGAGTGGAAATATGAAGGTGGTGCAGGTGGATTAGGTGTTGGAGATATCTCTGGTGAAGGTATACTTACTTATGGTGATTTAGATGTATTAACTAAAGCAACTACTTTTGAAGTATCTTTTATAAGTGCTGATGGTGGTGGTACACAAGTATCTTGGGGATCTAGTGGTAACGCATTTGCTGCTGGTGTTGGTGAAGGCTTTGGAGTCTTTGGTGGCAGTGGTGGATGGTCAAAAGTAGGATAGTTATGGCAAAGAAAAAAGATCCAAGATTAGCAAGAGCAGGCGTTTCTGGTTATAATAAACCAAAGCGTACTCCAAGTCATCCTACTAAATCTCATGTTGTAGTAGCAAAAGTAGGAGATAAAATAAAAACAATACGTTTTGGTCAACAAGGCGTAAAAGGAGCTGGTAAAAATCCTAAGTCAGCAAAAGATAAAGCTAGAAAGAAATCATATTATGCTAGACATAATGCACAAGATTCAAGTCCTTCTAAACTTTCAGCAAGATACTGGTCACATAAAGTAAAATGGTAGGGGTTATTGTTGTATTTATATTACTCTGGGTTTGGATTGCCCATGAGATAAAGCACGCACCTCTTATAGATGATGATACATATATGGAAAGAGACAAGCAATGGTACATAGATCAGTATAATAGAAACAGATCTCACAAAGATCAGATACAAACTTGGGAACAGTTTAAACAAAAAACAAAGCCCTATGGAAAACAAGCCCTATAAACCATTACCAGATTATCTTACAATAGGTCCTTCAGACATACATGGTGCTGGGATCTTTGCAAAAGAAGATATACCAGCAGGAATAGATATGGGAATCACTCATGTGTATGATCCTGAATTTCAACATGATTACATACGTACTCCACTAGGAGGATTTATAAATCATCATGAGCAACCTAACTGTGAATTAGTAGAAGATGATGCAGATTTTACATACAAGAAACTAAAAACTCTCCGTAAAATAGAAATGGGAGAAGAAATTACTCTCAAATACAGTTTATATAAATTTAAATAAATATTTTAGTCTTAAACTTTTTTTATTTAAACTATTTATGTATGTTTGTAAATAGTATTAATTTAAAAACCAATTTGAAATGGCAAACAAGACTATCAAGCTGGATCCTAACGTAGATCCAAATCAAAAAGAACTTTCTAAAGAAGAAATGGCTGAACGTAGAGAAGAGATTACTAAGTTCTACAAAGACAACATACCACATTTAACTGTTCAAGCAGAGTATGAAGAATTACTATGTGTTATTGAAGAGTCTAGAGCAAAGAGAATGCAAGCTCAAATGTATTTAGCACAAGCATTTGCAGCCCAAAAAGAAGGAAACAATAATGTCAGCCCAAATTCTGATGAAGCAAAAGCTTTTAAAGAAGCAATGGAAAATGCTGCAAGTAAAGTAGAATAAATGAGAATTTTAAAAAGAGGTGATAAGAATCCTGATGTAATGAAGGTTCAACAAAAGTTAGGATTAACACCAGATGGAGATTTTGGACCAGTAACTGAGAAGCATGTTATTAGATTTCAACTTACAAATGGATTAACTCCTGATGGTATTGTTGGATCTGAAACATGGTCATTGATGTTAAACTTTGGAACAAGACAAATGGATGCAATTGATGAAGATAATGATTTATCTAGCCAGTATTTTAACACTCCTTATGATCAGATAATACACAAATATTATTTGCCAGACGGAGAGTATGTTAAAAGAGGTAAGAGTAATCCAGTAAATAATAAATGGATATTTTTACACCACACAGCAGGTAATGCAAATCCATATGCTTGTGTAGATATGTGGGGTAGAGATACCAGAGGTAGAGTTGCTACAGAATTTATACTTGGTGGACAAAATCATAGAAATAATAGTGATCAATATGATGGCATAATGGTACAAGCTTTTCCAGAAGGAAATCAAGGTTGGCATTTAGGTAAAACTAAATCAGGTATAATGAATAGAAATTCAGTAGGTATAGAAATATGCAATATGGGTTATTTAGATAATAACAAGAAAACTTATGTAGGATCTACTTGTCATGAAGATCAAATATGTGAGTTACCTGAAGCATTCAAAGGTAGATTATATTGGCATAACTATTCTGATAAACAACTCAAAGAGATTGATAAGTGGATTAGATGGGTAGGAGAAAGAGATGAGATAGATGTTAGAATAGGATTAAAACAGTATATTAAGAAGTATGGTCCTACAAAAGGTTTTGGATATCAAGAAGAAGCATGTCAAGGTAAAGTGCAAGGTTTA